CTAAAACAAAATCTGTGTTCTTGCTTGAACGATATTCAAATCACCGCCGGGAGCAATATCAGCCCAAACATAATTTAGTGAAATCTTCAGGTTCTTTCGATAGAACCAGTTGACGCCTGCTGTCACATTCTTCTCGGTTCCACCACGAATATCATTGTCGTTCGCGTCAAGATATGAGAAGCGTGTTGCGACTTGCCAAGCTCCAATCTTCTTATCGAGTGGATCGACTCGGTTATTGAACTTGCCGAGATTTCGATTATAGTTTCGATGTTCTCCAGTTAGATAATAACTAGCCTCTGCGTATCCACCATGTAGATAGCTGCTTTCCAGACTCGTTCCCATGTATTCACCCTGAAGTGCGAATGAATCATAGACGTATCCTGCTTCTGCTCCAAAGGTAAATCTGTCACCACGCTCGAATACTCCGGTGTTGATATACTTACCAGCAATGTCAGATTCGGGTCGAGCAGCAAATCGTTGAAGAGTGTTCTTTCCAAACTGATAGGTTGATCCCAATCCAAGATGAACAATGTGAGCAGACTTCTCGTCCATCTCGAAGATTGGAGTTCCAGTCACACGAGCAGTCAAATGAAACTCATCGTTTCGTGGTGGATTATATCCCTTGTCACCAGAAGGAACAAAGGCACCTGCTTGCCATGTGAGGTTCTTGTCAAAAGCAGTGTTCTCTGCGCGAATACCCGTGTTTCGATCGGAGACAAACATATAAGATAATCCACGCTCCATGAAGGTCAGATCATTGCTGCTCTGCATCATCTCCTGACCCAACGGTTCCTTCATGTGCCCAACCTTAATCGTTCCAAAATAAGGAATGCCTTTGACACCAATGTAAACATCTTTGAAACCGGGAGTGTCATCGTCTACAGGATTTCCCTTTGAAGCAAAGTCGTATTGTGTCTTGAAAATAACATCCTCTACAAACTTACCAGCCAGAGCAATACGAACTCGACGAAACTCTGTACCAAATCCAGCATCATCATTCAATGGCACCTTATTCTTTAGCCCATTTGAAGGAGCAAGGACAGCAAAGTCCTGCTGGATTCTACCACCAAGTTTGATCTCGGTGCTTCCGTCAGTCTTACTAAACTTCAGGTTCTTATCCCAACTAATCTTCCATTCATCCTCTTCCGCACTCGCAACAGGAACAACAAAACAAATCAAAAACAAAACCATTAACATCTTCTTCATAGCGTTACAACTCCTTTACAGATTCGTGATGCACTATGTAGATGTAAAAACTAAAAAATTGGGAGATGTCACACAAATGTAAGAAAAACGCAAACAAAACGAGAAACCCCCTTCCGCCAGGCGGAAGGGGGCTCTAAAGGGGAGATGTGGCTATCAACTAATCCTGAAGCAGATCGTTGAAAAAGTCCAATCCATCATCTCCATCATCACTATCGGACAGAGATTCCTCTGCTGTCGGTAGTGACGGCGCAGCAGCCGCGCGAGGGGCTGCCGGTGCAGCCGTGGGAGCGGCTGCGGGACCATCAAGCCCAAGTACCTGATTCAGGCGGGCTTCGAGTTCAGCATACGACTTGAACTCACTCGGCGCGACGAGAGACTGAAGGGAATACTCTCGATTCCAAAGCTCCTCGCGCGCGGCGTCGTCCGCACCAATCTCACCCGGAGCAGCAAACTCCGAGGAATCATAGTTACGGTAGCCAGCCACATTCTTCGCGCGCAGCTTGAAGTTCGCGCCAGTCCAGAGGTTGAACGGATCGAATGCTTCGTCCGTCGAAAACTCAGGGCTGATGGCTGACTGGATCTTGTCGAAAATCTTCTTGCCATACTTGAACAAGAAGACCTTGCCGTTCTTCTCCGGGTTAGCCGGATCATCCACAACAAGGATGTTGGAGTAGTAGCTCAGTCGCCGCTTCTGCTTTCGAGCTTCATCCTGCTCTCCGCTATTCCACAGCTTGCTATTATACTCCGAGACGGGATCTTTCTGATCCAGCGTCGTGAGCGACTTCTCGATGTACCATCCACCCGGTCCTTGGAATCCATGATCCCAAATGCGAACGAACGGAAGATCCTCGCCGTCGGGGGCCGGAAGGAAACGAATAACAGCGTGCCCTGTTCCTGCCTTGTCAACGGTGAGCTTCCAATAGCGATCGTCATCGCCCTTGAAGGACTTCTTCTTATCGAGGGATTCCATCGCTTCCGACAGTCGGGCGATGTTGCTCTTCTTTTTGAGGTCTGCAAAACTCATTTCGTATTCTCCATATTTCGGTGTATTACGGTGTATTGTGGAATGTCCACGCTACTATTTAGCTGATGAAAACACATCTGCTAATACCATTTTCGTCTTTTCCAAATTGGCATTGACGAAAGGGGTAAGTCTGTTTAGCTTGTCACGAGTGTCAGGCCAAAGCAAATCATCATCAATATTCTTGTCCCAATAGGGAAAGAACTTCATTGCCATGTTCATTTGAATCATGGCACAAGGGCTCACAATACCCTCGTAGAACTTGTCGAGCAGGAACGGATGTTCTCCATCCGTCACCATGAGCATTCCATTCGGTGTCATGCTCTCTGGCACAGACGCGGCTAATTCTTCCATCTCTGTTTTGAAATGATAGGATATGCTTTCCTGATAGGATCGCCATTCCTTGTATAGCTTCATCGCTTCAGGATTGGTCAGCGTTCCTACCCATACGCTCGGGTTTTCTTGTAGGTTCGCAACGAAGAACTGCTCAATATCATCGCGCTTGCCTTGATGCTTTCGCAGAATCTTCTCGTATACAAAACGATCTCGTCGCGTGCTGAACTTGTCAGGATCGACTTTTACTTTGCCTTGATATTTGATGTAGTCGTAGTTTGTGCCCTTGAAGTGTAATTGAAGGGCGCGAAACATTTGATACGTTTCAAGTGCGTTCATCGTATAGTTGGAAAACCCCCGCCCAAGCTACCTTTGGTCCGCTTGAACGGGGGCATCCTTATCCTAATATGCTACTCGGTTAGCAGTTGTTCTGATCCTTGGGTCACTCCAGATCCAATCGGAATCTGTTGAGGCTGATCCTCTTCAGGAACAACATTCTCCAGATAAACGGAAAGAATGCCGTCAGTCAGCTCTGCGCCTTTCACTTTAATGCTATCAGCTAGTGTAAATTTTTGTTCAAAATCACGCGCACGAATCCCCTGATGAAGCCGTCTTTCTTGCTTCTTCTGATCCAGAGTTGACTTGAGAGAGTTGTCGCGCTTTCCTTGAATAGTGAGAACACCTTCATGGAAAGTGATGTTGATGTCTTTCTGAAGAAATCCAGCTACAGCCAAATCAATCCTGTAGTTATTCTGATTCCTTTCTTGTACGACATCATACGGAGGAAAGAGGGACGCTCTATCTCGATTTACCTGCCTTTCCATCAGATCAAAGATCCTATCAAATCCGACAAGATCGGGGAATTGGGTGGGTAGAAATGACTTTACCATTTTTACATCTCCTTAATTAAGCGAGTTGTGGTTGTTTGAAGACCTGAACTTTCAGCATCTCCATTCGAGTGTATATTATACACTCTATTTCACAAAAGTCAACAGCTTTCGTGAAAATGGTAACTAAAGAGGCAAGTGCGATCCTACTTTGAGCAATCGCATCTCTGTCGCTTCAGCTTCTAACTTGTCTTTTATGGTTGGGCTAACCAGCCTTGATACCATTTCTGGTTCGATACCACACTTCTCTGCACAAGCAAGAATGGCATCCATATACGGCATTGGTCGTTCCCTGATATAATCCTCCACCATCTTTGAAAAATGATTACGGTTTACTACTTCTTCGTTTAGATCCAACATCAAAGTCCCTTTACCCTATTTAGTCATACTTTCATATCGTTTTATGTCAATATGAAGCTCTCGTAGATGATCCCACGGATTAAAAGTGAAGATTTGCGGAACATGATCCTCTACGGCAATCGCTATGACACCTTTTTTGATGACGATATTTGTCATTTCGTATACCATAGCAGCATACGCAGCAATCTGTTTCTTATAGTCTACAATCCACTCTTCTTTTTTAGCTCGTCGGGAAGTCTTGAAATCAATGATAGCCAGTTGCTCATCCCACTCCGCAATCAGGTCAACGCGCCCAGCTAAACGAAGAACATGCGAGACAAGCGGAACTTCCTGCGCGATAACGTATCCAATATTCGCATCGAGCTTGGGTTTCAGATCAAGAAACATTGCGTTTACATCAAAACGATCAGATAGGTAATCATCGTGATTGTTGATGTAGTCTTCGCATACCTGATGAACTAATTCACCTCTATTGGTAGCGTGTCTAGAAATCTTGTTTGCTTCTGCGGGCCCGACTCGCTTCTTCCATTCATCCAGAGATTTTTGTTTTTCTGGATTAGCAGAAAGAATCGTTGTAACAGACGGATAATGTTTGACCTCTCCGTTGTGTTCTACAACATAATGTCGCGAACCAGTAGAATAGTCACATCCAATATTCTCGTATACGGATAAATCCTTTAATGGTCGATGTTCAAATCTCATTACTAGTCTGCCTTTGATAGTTTCTTTGCGAACTTACGAGCAGCTTCGCGAGCTTTGACGTTATCTGTACCTGTGTTTTCTGGTCGCGAACCTTGTAGCTTCTCACCTAGTTTCGATCCCGGTGTTTTCTCGTGGATCTTTGTCAGGACATCGTTGAACTGAGA